TGCCGCGGCGCAGCGCGTCATAGCGGTGCAAAAGCACCGCGAACTGCTCGCGCGTCAAAAAATTACGGTACTGCTTGTTGCCAGTTTCATCGCCCGCGATCAATCCCGTTTCCTCCGCCCAGGTGCGCGCTTCCGCGCTCCATGCTGCCGGCGGCTTCTGCGCGAGCTTCTTGAGATAGGTCTCCAGCATTGCTTCAAACTGTTCCTGCGTCATCTCTTCCTCCTCATAGCGCGGCATCGGCGGCGGATAGCGCTTCGCGCGTATCATCGCGCTCGTATACGTCCCGCCCGCGTCCCACTGGAAGTGCGGTCGATCAGGGAATTTCTTCCAGTCCCCGCCCCACGAAAACCCGATCATTTTTCCGATCTCGCCGACCCTTGCAAAAAATGCCGGATCGTCGTACGCATGCCCTGCCTCATTTTTGCAAACATCGAAGGCCAATCCTGCATGCTCGGCGTGGAACGACGGTGTCACCGCCCCCGCGGCCGCATAGCCTTTTTCCGCAAGCATTTTCTGATACGCTCCGTCGCGCACCGTTTCCGTCACCAGTACGCGCAGCCCCTCGCGCTCGGTAAGCGCGATCATCGTCCGGCAGTTTGCCGCTACGTCCGCGCGCAGATCGTCAATGTCACGGCTGTGGCGCATGTCAGTTCTCCTCCTGCGTCTTGCCGTTCTGCGTGCCGAAGTAGAACGCGATCACCATGAGATACACCGTGTTGAACTCCTGCGTCACCTTTGTCTGCACCGTCAGCACGCAGAAGGTGACCGTCAGGCAGATCGTCACCAGACTCTTCACGCTCAGAAGGCTCGCCAGTCTCTTTTTCAGAAGTTCCATTCCCTCACCTCTCGCAATCCGGCCCGCGGCACACCGTTTCGTACGTCACGCCGCCGGCCGTGTTTTCCGCCTTAGCTTTGGCGTAGTAGCAGGCGGCGCTCGTCCCGTAAGCGCCCCACGCCGCCGTCACCATCGTCGCGATCCATGGGAGCGTACCCATAAAACCTGACGCGACCGCAAACTTTGCCAACGCAAAGCCCTCATACGTCGTATAAAGCACGATCCCGCTCTCGAGTAGCAGCAAGAGCTTGGAAAAGCTCACGCGTTTCTTTTTTGTGCGCCTTCTTTTCCCTTTCATCAGCTCACCCCTGTCATCAGCAGCGAAAGCACCGCCCCGATGAGCACATACAGCACGCGGTCGATCATCGCGTCCCAACGCCTCCCGCTTTTCTGCGTGATGGTCTTCACATCTGCCTTGATCTCCTTGACGTCTGTTTCCACGCTCTTTTCACGCGAGGCAAGCACCTCTACTGCCGTTACCAGTTTATTCAGATCTTTCTGCTGCTGTTCCAGTTTTTCAATGCGGTGCATGTTCGACCTGGCGCGCTGTTCGGTTTCCGCCAGCTTGACCGAAAGTTCCTGCTCTGTCATGACTCTGCCGGCACCGCCCTTTCAAAGCTTTCCCAGGTGTGGTGTTTTTCGTCCTCCACGATCCGCCAGGTAAAGCCCTGCGCCTCGCACTCAAGCCATGTAAGATAACGGAAATAAAACTCCACCAGCAGATGGCTTGGAATGATGTCAAGAATAATGCTCTCCACCTGCGAAAATTCCTCCGGCACGCCCACTGTGTTGGGAAACCAGACCTTGACCGTTCCCTTTTTCTCCGTTTCCTCCGCCAGCGCTTTGATGCCGCAGCCGCTGAGTGTCGAGTTGATGGCATCAAGCGTAAAACTGTCGGTGTTGATGCGCTCGAGCGCAGCGATCGCCTCACGCCGCAGCGCGGTCGAAACATTGACCGGGCAGCGGGAAAAAAGCTTTTCCCGCCGCGCCAGCCCTTCGCCCTCCGCTGTCTGCAAAACGCCTTCCCTTTCGGCATATTCCATTGCGCCGTCCGCGCCGTCCAGCGCTGCACCCGCCGCGTACAGTTCTGCGCCGCTGAGCGTGCCGCGCTCGGTGCGGTAAATCCTCATCGGCTCCAGAAGGCGGCAGAGATAGTCATAATATGTCATGCCTCTTCACCCGCTTCGATCTCCGTGAGCGTCACCGCGCCGAGCACCGGCAGCTCCGTTGCACTCACGCTCACATCTGCCTCAGGCGCGAGCAGATGGCAGTTTTTCACGCCCTCCACGCCGTAGAGAATGCTTGCAAGCTTTGCCGTATACACCGCCTCGCCCAGCCGCTCGCCGGTAAAGTACGCCTGCAGCGCCGCCGTCGCCGCGTCAGTGATCTCCTGCATTGTCCACCCCTGCTCCGCTGTCAGTTCCGCGCGCACGGGGATCGTTCTCTCCGTCGGTGCTTTGACCGCCACGTCCACCGCGATCTCGCGTTTTTTCTGCAATGCCGCCGCGATCTCGCCGAGCAGCTTTTCCTCCGGCGCGCCCGCATGCGTCGAAACATATACATCCACCGTGCCGATGCCGCGTGCGCGGCCAACCGCTTTTGCCGAGGTCACTGTCGGAAAGCGCATCGCTTCCTGCTCGTAAAATGCCGCGTTCGCGCCGTTCGGCAGCCGCTTGTAGCTCTCCAGCACGCGATCGCGCAGCTTCTCGTCGCTTTCTTCGTCGCTGCCGCCGGAAAACGCCTCCGGATTTTCACATTGCGTGATCCCCACCGGATACACGGACATCAGGTGGATCGCCCCCGCGATGGCATTTCCGTTCGCCCCCGCTTCCACGGCGATCGCCGGCACATCCACATAGTTTTTTCCTTTGGCAAGCGTCGCTTTTTCCGTCGTTTCAAAGCGCACACCGCCGCTTGTCATGGCAACGCTGCCTGCGTCGATCTCATAGTCCGTCACCGCCGCCGAAGGTGCTGAAAAGCGCAGCACGCCCGTTGCCTTTGCCGCCGGAAGGCGCGTCAGCGCCCGCGTTTCGGCATGATAGTCCAGATACCGCCCCGCCGCCGTCTGCGGAAAGCTTTGATTGAGCACCCAGTCCGCCTGCGCCAGCAGCGCCTGCACCTCGCTTGCAAGCGCGTAAAGGCGCACCATTGCGTCGCAGCCGTCGTTCGGCACGAAGCCCGCCTCTTCTGAAAAAATCGTGCGCATCCGCTCGTAGATCGCGTTCAGTTCTTCCATTTTTTCACTCTCCCCCTATCGTCACGACCGCTTCGCCTTCTTCCTCCCCATAGCGCAGCAGCACGCGCAGATTCAGGATATCTCCCTTTTCTGCAAGTTCCACCCCCGTCACCGTCAAGCCTTCCTCGTCTGCCAGCGCCTCGGCGGCATACTGCTTCGCCGCCGAGGTACAGTTTCCGCCTTTTTCCCGCCGCAAAAGGTGCAGCTTGCTGCCCAGCTCCGGCAGGAGTGAAAAGCTCCCGCGCCGCACGCTCAGCTTAAAAAGCACGCGCTCTAAAAGCTCGTCCCAGCCGCTCACGCGCACAAGGCCGCCCATACCGTCAGCCACATAGTCGCGGTCTTTGATCTTCAGCTCCATCTTCAGCCTCCCATTCCCAGATACGGCATACCGTTGATGAAGAGAAGGCCGTTGATATCAACGCGCCCATTGTTGTGCAGCACGATCTCCGCAGTCCCCGTGCCCGAGCGAATGCGCACCTCGCCGGGGGCAAGGCCGCTCGCCGCCGCTTCCACCACGCCCACCGCATAGGCCTCTTCACCAAAGGTGCCGCCGCGCACAACCAGCACATTTTCGCCCTTTCTCGGCCGCCACTCATAGCCTCCGGGCGCTGCGGTCTTCACCTCGCGTTTTTCTCCGCTGCTGAATACCGCCAGCTCGCCGCCCTCGATCGTCACCGTACCGTCCTGTGCCGAGGCCACGTCCTGCATCTCATGCTGGCTGAGTTTTCTCGATAACCACATCGTTCCTTCACTCCCTCTGCATCGTCACTTCGCACATTTCTCCGCTCTCGCCGAAGCGGCGGACGCACTCGATCACCCGAAACTCGCCCGCAAGGCCAAGCTTTGTCCCGCTCACATGCGCGTGATCTCCGGGCGCCGCCGAAAATCTTCCCGCAACCGTCACACGCAGCGTTTCCGCGCCCTCCTTTGATTTTGCGATCTGATACTCCCCCGTATATCGCATCATCTGCCTGCCGCTGCGCGCCGGAACATAAAAAACTCTCCGGCTCGTGCCGCCGCGATCACAGAACGCCTCGTTTTTTACGCGCTGCTTTGCCCCCGCCTTGCTGTCCACCACCAGCGCCTCCGCGATCACGCCGTAACGCTTGTCGCAATAGGCAAGCGCCGTCACCGGTGTCTTTTCGTCAATGTTTACACAGGAGGCCTTGCGGTTCCGCTTTATTTCCAATGCGCCGGTCTTGTCAAAATAGGGCGCGATCCCGCCGTGCAGCGCCGCAAAGTCGTTCAGCGCCTTCCATTGGCTTGATCCGTTTGCCACGCGGTAGCGTGCCGCCGCGGTCACCGCGTCGTACCCAGTACACACGATGCCGTACGGCGCTACATGGTTTTTGAGGATCTCCTCCATCGTTGCCCACTGGTAGCTCACGCTTTCCGCCTCGTTGTCGAGCAGCAGCGCCGCCATGCCTCGCCCGCTTACCTCAAGCTGCAAGCCCCTTTCATCGCACGTTACGCCGCATTCATCTACAACACCCGCAAATTCAACCGCTCCGTCCTCCTTCGCCGTAAAGCGCACCGCCCGCCGCAGTGTCTCTGCCATCGCAGGCTCATACGCACAGCGCAGCGTAAAGCTGTCGCACGGTACGCCCCCCGTGTAGGAAAACTCCCACTTCAAAAGCGTCGGCAGCTCATACTGCACCCCGTCGCACGTTGTCAGATACCCCTTCATCACGGCAGCTTCACCTGCTCTCCCACCGCGATCCTGTTCGGATTCTTGATCTGCCGGTTCAACTTCAGTAGTGCCGTCAGCGTCACGCTGTGCGCCCGCGCGATCCCCCAAAGCGTATCGCCGCGCTTCACGGTGTAATATGTACCGTCACCCGGCTTCGCTCCGACTGACGCACCGTCTTTTTCCCCTCCGTCCACGCGGATCAGCGCCGTGTCGAGCGGACTCGTTTCCCAGAAGGCGAAGCGATAGCGCACATAGTCCTCAAGCGGCTGCTGCATCAGCTCCAGCGATACAAAATACGCCTGCGACGCCTGCCACACCGGGTGGATCAGCAGCCCCGGCCCGCCCTGATAGAAAACCGACGCCAGCTTTTTAAATTCGTTGTAGGCACCCTTCCCCGCAAAGACACCCTCTCCCTCCATCACGCGGTAGCTCATTCCGAGATCC